AAGAGTAGCAAAAGCACGGGAAACCTACATTAAAAACACCTATGCAATGCGAGCTGATCAGCTCAAAAGCATACCTAGGAATAACACCAATGGTATGGCATTGTATGGAGCCACTACATTTAGAGCGTTAGCTACTGATCCTAACATTGGTTATGATGGTGCACATAAGTGGCTTCAAGGTGAAGCTTCTGCTATGAATGCTGATGGTGAGTTTATCCACAAAATGGAGGACATTGGTAACCTTGTTCTTAATCCAAAAAGTGGTAAAACTTTTGAACAAGAATGGCCTAATCGTTATTTAGATGTTCAAGAAGCCCGTACTAAAGCAAGGATTGATCGTGATAAGCTAAATCTTCAGGTTGATGACATCGCTTATAAGCAAGATGTTAAGCGGATCATGGATGGTCTTGCACAAGATCCAACTCAAGCTAATGCTAATGCTGCTGTTCAATACTTTGTTGATAACCATCAAGGTCAAGTACCTTCTGAGCTTTTAAGGTTTGAATCTAGTTATACTGTAGAAGCTAAGCAGAAAGAAGAAGCAATCAAGAAACTAGAAGCTATCCCTCCTGGTCTTGTAACACGTGAAGCTGTTGATGCTGCCTATGCAGTAGACCCTACAGCTGGTGCTAACCTTCAGAAACGTTTACAAGCTCAAGAGGCACGTTATAACGCTGGTATCTACAAAGAGACTGCTGAATCCTTTAAGGCTACTGCTAACGGTGTTACATCCTTTGGTACCAACAAACCTAACACACCCTCTAGTGTCTTCCTACAGGAGCGTATGAAGGCTGTATATCGACAGCGTGTAGATCAAGCTGTAGCAGGTGGTATGGACTTCAACCAAGCTGCTACCACTATTGGTCAAGCATTGGATGCTGAAGTAAAAGCAGGTGCTAGGGATCCTAACAGTCAATGGTATCGTAAAGCTGATTCACCTGGTGGTGCTGCACAATTCCCTAACCTTAATAAAGGTTCTTTACCCGCACTTGAACGTGCTAATCGTCGTTATGAAGAACTAAAGAACTCTATTCGTACTAATGGTCTTCAAGCAACGATTGACACTAAGAACAGTATTATCACTGCTGAGGAAGCTCCTAGTATTGTTCAGAACTACGGTAAGCCTGGATTTAGTATTCCTCAAGATGTACTAGCTGTGTCTGGTATGTCTAATGGTTTGGATCCTATGGTGATTATTAACCGTCAACTTGCTCAACACGGTATTGCTCCGCTTCAACCACCACCGTCTCTTTCTACTGTTAGTCAGACAGTATCACCTGCTTTCCAAAAACTTCTTTATAAGAGTCCTAGTGTTAACCGATCTGCCCGTGCATTAGGTAGCACTAATATGTTTAATCCGACTCTTGTACCTGGTGGCCACGGCCAAGTTGTAATGGAAGTAGCTAGTGAAATTGGACTAGCTCCTGCAATGCTTGCAGCAGTAGTAGAGATTGAAAGTAGTGGTAATGCTGGTGCTATAAGTCCTACAGGCTCTAAAGGTTTAACACAAATCAATCCGGACTACCATCAAGGATTCTTTCAAAATAATGACTGGCGTGATCCACGTGCTAATGCAAGGTATGGTGGTTTGTACTTCAAACAACAACTACAAAAGTACGGTGACCCTGTAGCAGCTGCTATGGCTTACAACGGTGGTCCTCCTTATTACGATGCTTATCTTCGCGGTGAAGTAGCTGATAGCCCTAAGCTTCGTCAAATGCTTGACCACGGTAAGAAGTTTGCAAAGGCTATGTATAAGTACGGTGGAGCTACTGAAGCTCTATCTAATCCTGCATTAATGCGCCAAGGTTCACCATTACAAAGCTCTGCATTGATGCGTACACCGGCTCGTGCTCTTCAATCCTTCTCACCACAAGTATCCTCTATTACATTTGACACAGGTCAACCTGGGATTGATGTATTCTTTGAGGATAAACAGTTCCCAGCTGTATTACCTGGTGTTGTAAAGGATATTAGTTTCCAAGGTGGACAAGGAAGAGGCTATGGTAATTATGTAGTTATTGAATCCTTGGATCCAGAAACTAATCAAACCGTAGATGTACTTTATGCACACTTAGCTTCTAAACCTAACTTACGTCCTGGTCAAACAGTACGGATTGGTCAAATCATTGGACAACAAGGTGGAACTGGTAGGGTAGTAAGTGCTGACGGTACAATTGCTTCTATTGACTTTTTACGTCCTGCACCACGAGGAAGTAAAGATATGACACCTTACGCTAATTATGACTCTTTACGTCGGAGACTTGCAAGTCAATTACGATCTTAATTAATTATGGAATACGATCCTAGCGAGATGTTTAGGGTTGATCCAGGTGAAATGGAACTCAATGAAGAGTTTCAAGCCCAAATGGAACTTGAGCGGCAAGCTGAACAAAATGCTGCTGCTCAAGCTGCCATGGCTCAAACCGGAGCAACTACTCCTACGGGAGGACAACCTGGACAAGCTCAACCCCCGCAACCTGCTACGGCAGAGCAACAGGCTCCTTGGGAGCAAGGTTTTGATATTGGTGATGCCGCAAGGCAAGTAGTAGAAGGAGGTATGACGGTACCTGCAGGTCTTGTTGATTTTGGTGTAGATCTTGTCAACAAAGTCACTGGACAAAACGTACCAAAACCACCTGAATTTCAAACCAAACATTTGCAAGCTCTTCGTGAGATTGCTTCTGTTGTAGCACCAACTATTCTACTTGCTAAGCTTGGTTTACGTGGTGGTGTAGCCGCTAACTCACGAGTTGGGTGGTCAATTGGTGGTAATGCTTTTGTTAAAGGTGTTGGAACACTTGGTGTTGAAACAGCAGCAGGTGTTATTGTTGGTGCTGTTAGCAGTGAATACACTGAAGACAACTTAACAGGTACTATTAAGCAAGCATTCCCTGAACAGTTTGACTTTATCCCTGATTCATTAGCTACACTTAAAGATGATCCACCGGACATCAAACGTAAGAAAAATATCTACGAAGATGTAGGACTTGGTGTCTTTACTAGCTTTGCAGAAGGTGCTGTTAAGTTTGTTGGATCTCTAGCAAACGCTGCTAGTAGTCTCCGTAAATCCAATAAACTTGTTGGTGAAACTGATGAAGCACGTCGATGGTTAAATGAGAACTCTCCTGCTCCTAAATCAGCTAATCCTGAAGAAGCAGTAATTGAGAACTTAATTAAACAAGAAGAAGCATTGGATGAAGTAGGTTACTATAACCTTTCTAATAATCCTAACATGGATGTACCTCTTAAAGGTATCCATGATATGTTTGATCCTACTGAGATTGGTGTACGTACTGTAGATGACTTCGGTGTTGTTGGTGCTGCTATTGATCAAGCTCGTATTGCTAAGAATCTAGACACTGTTGATGGTCGTCTAGGTAACATGCTTTCTGAGCCTGCTTTGAAGTATGCACTTATCAATGGTGATAATGCTCAGGACATTGTACTTGGTCTTGCTGATCAATTGAAGCAAGCAGGTCGTGTGGGTATGGAAGGTCCTAATTGGAAGGTTACTTTTGATGATGTACTTGATGCTAACACTGATCTAGCTGTTCAGTTGTTTGATCCACGGATGAGTAAAGCTGATGCTCGTCAGATCCTTGAACCATTCATTATGCGTACTGATGATGGTAAGGAGGTAATGGTAGAGGAAGGCTTCGCTATGGCCGCTAGAGCGCTCCGTGGGCTCGGTACAGACCTTACTAGTATGGATGTAGCCCGTGCTCAATCATTGCTTGCTGGGTCGCTTTCTGGACGCATCTCTGATGTATCAGAAGGTGCACGCCTAATGAGTGGTACTCCAGCTGTTGAAGCAGCACAAGAGAAAGTAATTGATTTGATGCAATATGTTTCTCAGTTGTCTGGTTCTGCTAAGTACTATAAGAATCGTAAAGCTAACTTGATTCAACTTGTTAGGAATGGTTTCCGTAACATTGAAGGTTATAACCAAGCTACTGTTGAAGGCGCTGGTGAAGTAGCACAAAAGGTATTCCAAGATTCTCAACAATTTGCTTCTACTCTTCGACAGATTGCTGATAATCAACCACGTCTAATGGATGAATTCCTGATGGCTTATGAAATTAGCAATGGTGATATTGATACCATTGTTAAAATGAATAAGTGGATTAGTGGTATGACAACTGATTTGGGTAAAGGTATTATTAACCTTAACCCTGAAGTTGAGAATAAGTTGATTGCTGGTGTGTGGTCTAACATCTTCAATAATATGTTGTCTGCCTTTAAGACGCCTATTGAAGCTCTTGTTGGTAACTTTGGTGGTATTATTGCCCAACCTATTTCACACTTTGCTGGTGCTGCAATGAGTGGTGACATCAAAGCTATTCAACGTGGTTGGATTGCTTACAGTTCTGTTGGTGATACCTTGAAGAAAGCTTTGCCATATGCTGGTGAGCTTTTCATGAAGGCATCAAAAGAACCTAATTCTGTACGATCTACTACTCGTATTGATTTACTTCTTTCACAAGAACGGGAGCTTGAATTCCTTAAGGCATCCGCACTTAGACAAGCACAAGAAGGTAATCACGGTCTTCAATACTTGGTTAACCAAATTGAGATGTTGAATGATCTTGGTAAAGATCCTGTACTTAGGTTTGGTGTTAATGCTATGACAGCAACTGATGGCTTCACTGGTGTATTTAATGCAGCTGCTGAGTCACGGTTCCGTGCTATGGATGAACTTGTAGCTTCTGGTCAACCTATCAGTAAAGAAAGTGTCAAACCTATTGCTGATAAGTACTACGCTGAAATGTTTGGTCCTGATGATCTTCTAAAGGATGAAGCAGTTAAGTACTCTACTAATGAGATGGCACTTAACATTGACAGTAAAGTAGCACAAGGTATGTCTGATCTTATTCGGACTGTACCTGGTTTGCGTCCATTCATGATGTTCCCTACTACTGGTATGAACCTCATTGATATGGGTGGTAAGTACGGACCGTGGATGCCTTTCCAACGTGATGTTAATGAACTAGCTTATGTCAAACTAGAAGATCTCTTTGCTAATGAAGCACGAGTTGATGAACTACTACGTGCACGTAACATTGATGTAGAGAATCTAGATACTATTGCTAAGCAAAACAAACTTGCTGATCTTAAGTACACTACAAGGGGACGTAAAGCTATCGGTGGACTTGCTGTAACAGGAGCTATTGGTCTTGTCTTTAATGATCGCATCACTGGTGACGGTCTTTACGACAAGGAACTACAACGAGCACGTGTTAAGAACTCTAACTGGAAACCTCGTAGTATCAAAGGTTTTGATGGTAAGTGGTATTCCTATGCAGCTCTGGGACCGCTTGCTGATTGGATGGCTTTTGTTGTTAACGTAGCCGATAACTTTGATATGTTAGGTGAAGCGGCAAGTGAACGTATGTTTGAAAAGGCAGCGTTTGTGATTGGTGCATCCGTTACTGATCGTACTGCATTGTCTACTATTAAACCGTTGCTTGATATTGTAAGTGGTAACGAAGGTGCTTTGACTCGTTGGAGTGCTGGTTTCGTTAATAGTCTTGGTCCTCTTGCAAGTCAACGTGCTGAGTGGTCTCGTATCTTCAGTGAAGGTCTACAAGAAGTAGATAATGAGTTCTTTAGTCTTCTTAGTAATCGTAATAGTTACTTGGATCCTTCTAACCGTCATCCTTATATCTACAGTCCTGTGACTGGTGAAAAGGCTAATGGGTACGGTCTCCTTCAACGTGTGTGGAATGCTTACAGTCCTATTAAAATCCACGCTGAACAATCCCCTGAGGAGAAGTTCCTACAGGATATGGAGTTTGATATCAACACTACCTTCCGTACAAAAGATGGTATTAAGTTGGAAGCAGCTGAACGTTCTGAGCTATTCCGTTTGATGGGTACTGGTGGTCATTTTAAAGCTGCTATCCAAGAGATCATGCGTGATGCTGGTGATTGGGAAAGCATCGCTAAACTACGTGATATGCGTAGACAAGGTTTGACATCTGATGATGTATCCATTAAGAGATGGCATGATATTCACTCTAGGTTGTCTGAAGCACGTCGTGCTGCTGAAGAAATTGCCTATTCTGATATGAGTGCTCAAATGTTCGGTCAGATTGAACAACGTCAAGTTGAACAAGATTTGACTGAAGAAGCTAATATTGTTGGTGAAACATTGTCAATTCGTAAGTAACAATTATGTCGTGTGCTGACGTACAAACAATTCAAGCGGGTAACGGAACAAAGATTTTGTTTTCGTTTGACTTCCCGTACATCTTAAAATCTGAGATTAAAGTTTCTTTTTGGAACGCTACAACTAAAGAATGGGACGACAAGGCACAGGATGACCTAACCTATCCTTGGAAGGTAACAGATGCTAACCCTACTATTGTAGAATTCACTGGAACTGCTCCACCTGCTCCTGCAGTTCCTACTGAACCTGGTGAACCTACAGTAGATAATATTCGTATTAGGCGTGTTACTAATATCGATGATATTCGTGCAATCTTTAATCCTGGTTCTGCTATTCGATCTGATGATCTAAACAAGAACTTTGAGCAACTTCGGTATGCTCTTCAAGAAAGTGGTTGCACTGGTATCAGTGATGAGGTATATGATTACCTTCGTAATTACTACTGGGATAAGTTTGATGGTACTATCTACTCTGCTGATACTTGGCGTAGTGATGATGCAACCCTTGCAACTACTGCTGCTTTGGATCAACGTTTTCAAGATGAAGCAACTGAAACTATTGAAAGCACTGAGACTTGGATTAGTGATGACAATAGGGTTCCGACAACCGCAGCAACTGATGCACGGTTTGTTGATGTACTAAATCCTGAAACTATTGGTGGTGTTAAAACTTTTAGTGATAGTCCTGTTGTACCTACCCCTACTGTAGGTACTCAAGCTACTAACAAAAGTTATGTAGATACTTTAGTTAATGATTCTATCGACACTGCTATCACCAATGACATCGGTACTGATGGTACTGGTATCACCGTAACTGATGATGGTGACGGTACCATTACTCTTGGTCTTGGTGCTGGTTCTATTGACTTTGATCGTATCAAAGATGTAGACATCATCACTGAAGCTGAGCAGGATGCTGGATCACCTTCTCCTGCAGATAATAATCTCTTCACTTCACTTGCATCTACTAAGCGGTTTGATACTATTGTATCTGACTCTACTCCTGTTGGTAGTGATTGGGAAGTAGGTAAGACTTGGCTGCAACAGGTTCCTGATAATACTCTGTCTATTTGGAATGGTTCTGGATGGATTGGTGTTGCTTCTGGTGGTACATTCCTCAGTCAACCTACTGTTATCTACGTTGACTCTGTTAACGGTAATGATAGCTTTGATGGTCACCGTATCATCAACCCTAAGAGGACTATCAAGAATGCTGTAGCCTCTGCTAACGCTGGTGATATTGTCTATGTGGTTCCTGGTGTTTATCAGGAAGTACTGCCGATTGATATTACCGTTAGTAACCTTTCTATTGTTGGTCAGTCTATCCGTAGCTGCTTCATTCACCCCACTGCTGCTACTGAAACTGAGACAATGTTCCGGTGTAACAGTGGTACGTACATCACTGGATTCACCTTTGCTGGTTTGAAAGCAACTGGTACACGTGGTGACCACCCAGTAGATGATGATCCGGTATATGGTCTACCTGCTAACCAAGGTTGGGTGGCTGGGTTCTATCCCGGTTGTATCGTTAAGAAGAGTCCATACATCCAGAACTGTACTAACTTTGCAGACTCTGGTATTAATAACAACAGCTTTGATCCTAATAACTTTGCTGGTACTGGTGGTGACCTAACTTCTGGTCCTACTGGTGGTGGTATCTTTGTTGATGGTTCATTGCCTTCAGTATCTAGTCCACTGAGGAGCTTTGTTGTTGATAGCTTCACTCAGATCTGCCTGGATGGTCCTGGCTGTCTGGTGGCTAATAATGGCTATGCACAGCTTGTTAGCTTCTTTGGTACGTTCTGTCATTACCACACTAAGGGACTCAGTGGTGGTCAAGTTAACCTTACCAACAGTACGACTGACTTTGGTCGTTATGGTTTGATTGCTGATGGTAAGAGTACTACTGCCATCTTCACTGCAACAGCTAATGGTGCAGCAACTGCAGGTGACATTACCTTTGCTATTAACCAACCTGTTGATAATTGGTTTGGTTCTGCTACCCGTCCATTGGACAACATGTTGGTACAGATCGGTAGTGACATCTACCCGATCCTGTCTTCTAGTGCTAACGGTCTTGGTTGGAACGTTACTATCAGTAACCCCAATCCAGCTAACCGTTCTGAGAACCTTGGTCTTGATAATAGTCATGCTAACGGTGCTGCTGTAAGTTTCTTCCTTAGGTCTCTTGTTAGTACTTCTGGTCATACATTTGAGTACGCTGGTAGTGGTACTGACTACACAGCACTACCTGAGAATGGTGGTGTTGCTGATGAACTTAGGCAATCTATTAACCTGAATGAAGGTCGTGTTTGGCAGTCTAGTACTGACCAGAACGGTAAGTTTAAGGTTGGTGATACGTTTGAAGTTGATCAAAAGACTGGCTTTGTTACTATTGATCCCCAGTCGTATTCCACTAATCTTGTCTCGGACTTGAGCCCACAACTTGGTGGTGACTTGGATGTACTGGATAAAAGAATCTATAGTTCTAGCGGTAATGTTTATGTCAATGATACGTTAGAGGTTAACCTTGGTTCTTCTGCTAATCCAGCAATCACTTTTAATGGTGACACCAACACCGGCATCTACTCCCCCGGTGCAGATCAAGTAGCCATCTCGACTAATGGCACTGGGCGGTTGTTTGTTGCAAGTGATGGAAAGATTGGCTGCGGAATAACTGCTCCTTCTTACGGTCTTCAACTTATTAACTCGGCCAGCAGCTTTGCGCTGGGCGAAGCCGGCTCGAATGTTCGCCTTTTACTCAATTACGCAGCTCCTACTTCTTCAACCGTAGCTCCGACAATCACCAGCGATGGGGTGGGTCTTAGCTACTTCGGTAAAAGTGGATCTGCAGGGCAGCATGTTTTTTACTCAGGACCAAGTAATTCTGAATGCCTCCGCCTCACATCGGACGGGAAACTAGGTCTGGGGATTAGTAGCCCTCACACGCGATTCCACGTTGATGCTACAAAGAATACGACTGCTGCAAAAATCACAACATCTGGCGCTCTATTTAATTCTGATTATACGCAGCTTGGTTTTGGGGCAGCGGCAGATTCAAGCAGTGACAGCACAGCCATCCGCAGCGTATTCACCAATCCTCTAACCAACCTGCAATCAGATCTTGCGTTCCTCACGCACACTGGATCTTCTCTCACCGAAAAAGTGAGAATTGACTCCTCAGGCCGCGTAGGGATTGGCACTACGAGTCCTGGCGGGTTGCTTCATGTCTACAATTCCGCTGCAACTTCGCGGTTGATTGTTGGCCCAAATGGTATAGGAGCCGCAACACCAAACGCACTTGCCTTAGAACAGGAAAATACCGGATTCACAGTTTGCCACGTCCGCAACCTTTACAACAACGGCGGCTTGGGGGAGCTTCGCCTTGGGGGTTACGGTTTTACTACGTTTACCTCCGGCAGCAGTCAGACCGAACGCGCCCGCATCGACAGCTCCGGCAGGTTGTTAGTTGGCACGTCTAGTGCGCCTACAGGCGCACGTTCTCAATACTCAAAATTCTCTGTTTACTTAAACAACCAGTCAACAAGTGCTGGCGGACAGCTTAATCTTGTTGGCGGGGCCAGGGGATTGCTATCTACAGGAAACTCACTTGGTCAGCTTATTTTTACAGATTCAACGGATGGTGAGTACGGAAAGATTACCTGTGATTTAGATGGAACGCCTGGATCAGGTGATTATCCAGGCCGTTTAGTGTTCTCCACTACTGCCGACGGAGCAGCAAGCCCGACGGAGCGGATGAGGATTCTCAATAATGGCACGACAGATTTACGGGCAACAACAGACGTATTCAATGTCCTTAGTAACGCCGCAGCAGGAACCACAAATCTCCTGATCAGGGGTGGCAACTCTGCTACAAGTTTTACAGCGTACATCATTCCATTTGGCGTTTATACAAACGGCAACGTAGTCAATACCAATAATAGCTATGCCGGGATTTCGGACCTTAAGCTTAAGGAAAACATCGTTGACGCTAGTTCACAATGGAATGACCTTAAGGCTCTCCAAGTCCGTAACTACAACTTCAAAGAAGGTCAGACCCACACCCAAATCGGTCTGATCGCCCAAGAAGTTGAACTCGTCTCTCCTGGACTCGTCAGCGAATCTCCTGACCGCGACGAAGACGGCAACGACCTTGGCACCGTCACCAAGAGCGTCAACTATTCGGTGCTCTACATGAAGGCAGTGAAGGCGCTGCAGGAAGCAATGGAGCGGATCGAGGTGCTGGAAGCCAAAGTCAACACCCTCGAAGACGACTAGTCCTACTCACTACTCATCTTCCCGAACGGTAAAAATCTGACCATAACCCGGACAATACCCGTCTTTCTACCCGAACGGGAACACCACATTCTTGAGCCTACCAATCCCGGTGGGCTCTTTTTTACACCACAAACACATCTATATCTAATGACTGAAACCACTCCTACTCCTGGTATCGACTTTCCTTTCACCGTGTTCAAGGTTGCCAACATGGAGCGTAAGCTTGATGAAATCGGCACTGTCTACACCGTTCATTATACCGTGACTCGCTTCCGTGATGGTGAGCAAGCTGGTGCTTATGGTTCTCTTGGTTTTGAAGCACCTGAAGCTGATGGTATCCCGTATCCCCAACTGACTGAAGAAATCGTAGTTGGCTGGGTGAAGGATCAACTTGGTGAAGAGAAAGTCACCGAGATCGACACTGCACTTGATGCACAGATCACTGAAAAACTGACTCCTTCGACTTCTGCTGGAGTCCCCTGGTAAACCTTACCTTTAGGTAAACATCATGCTTACTATTCTTGGCGTTAAAGTGTCCTATGAGGCACTTGCATTCTTCGCTCTTTTCATTGGCTCCGAGATTGTCGGTGCTTCTAAGCTGCGTGAAAACAGCATTGTTCAAGTAATCCTTCGTGGTATTGAGGCAATCAAGCCTCACCGCACTGAGGATGACAAGATCCAACAGGTAAAGGATACATTCAAATGAGCATTAAACTCCTTGACGTTGTAAAAAACTACAAGGGGTTACCTCATCAAAAGCAAGCCATTGAGGCTCTAGAACGTCTTCTAGGGTCTTATGGCTTGTCTGATGGTGCGGAGTGGGTAAAGATCTGGCGTCTTCCTACTCCGGTAGCCCCTCAACAATTCGACAATACTTGGGAAGGTATTGAAGCTGCTGCACGTGCTGCAGGTGCTAAGTTCCCAGAAGTCGTTGCTGCACAATGGGCACTCGAAAGCGCATTTGGGTCAATTTTTAGTGGTCGAAATAACGCATTTGGCATAAAAGGAACTGGTACTGTAAAGACTACCTGGGAAGACTACGGTAATGGTCCTGTTACTATCAAAGCTTCCTTTAAAGACTTCGACACACTTTACGACTGTGTAGATCACCTTGTCACTCAGTGGTACAAAGATTACAAAGGCTACAAGGGCGTCAATCGAGCCACCTCTCGTGAAGACTGTGCATACCTCCTAAAGAAAGAAGGTTATGCCACGGATCCCGTGTATTCACAGAAGTTGATTCGATTGATGGAGCAACATGATTGAAGCAGGTGTAGCAGCGGGTATTGCACTTTTTACCGCTATCGTCTCAGTACATAACCGCCTTTATACCAAAATTAACGAAGTGGATAGCCGTGTAGACAAAGTAGAGCTGCGTGTAGCTGAAAACTACGTCCAAAAACAAGAGCTATCTGCTGCTCTTCAAAAGATGGAGGATCACATGATTCGCATCGAAAATAAGCTAGACCAAATCGTATTGAGAAATGGCTAAAAACAAAGCAACTGAGGACATGTTTAATGAACTTCATAACATTGTCACTCAAGAACTACTAAATCGGATTAAATCCGGTGAAGCCACTACACAAGATCTTAAAGCAGCATGTGATTGGTTAGCTAAAAATGATATCAGTGGTATTGCTAATGACAGTAATGCCCTTGATAAACTAGCTGCTATCATGCCTAAAGTAGACCCAGCTCTTGTACAACGGAGGCTGTATGGCACGAAAGTCTAAACACAGCGGTCCTAAATACGCTAATGGTAACTACAAATCATATCAAAAAGCATATGATAGTAGTGAATTACAAATTCAAAAACGTACTAAACTAAACAAAGAAAACCGTAAACGCGGTACTTACGGAAACGGAGATGGTAAAGATGTATCTCATAAAAAAGATGGATCAACTGTCCTTGAAAAAGCTTCTAAGAACCGTGCACGTGTCGGTAAAGCTAGAAAAGCATGACGCCCCTTCTACCAAGTCCTGATCACTACCTGCAAAACCTAATAACAATGACAAGTCCCGAAGCAAAACGGATGTGGCGTAGAGCCATCAAAGAGCACTTCAATTGTCAATGTGTCTACTGTGGTAAAACTTATGAACTTAATGAACTTACTTTGGATCATGTTGTACCTCGTTATAATGGAGGACAAACAACTACAAGAAATTTGGTTCCATCCTGCAGGCAATGTAATCAGCACAAAGGTACAAGTAACTGGCTCACGTGGATGAGACAAACCTTTGGTCATACACCACGTGAAAACCTTATTTTATCACATATTCAATAATGGCTACCCGTCAACAACAGATACAACAAGAACGGCAGAGGCAGCAAAAAGAAGCCGCTGCTAGACGACAATTGCCAGACCGCCCGTTAGGTGCAGAGGCGCTTGATGCAATTGAACAAGACGTAGCTACTTTTGTGCAACTTCCTGGAGTTAGGCAAGCTCTTAATTTTGCTGCAGGTGCTGTAAATATGGTTAACGAAGCTGTTTTAGAACCAGCTCGTTACGCAGCTACAGATCCTTCACAAGCTGGTACGCCTATGGCTTTAGCTGGCACTGCCTTAACTTTTGGTGAAGGGTTAATGGAAAAAAGTGCAGAAGGTGGAGCTATTCTTGCTGAAAAAATGGGAGTTGATCCGAGGATTGGCGGGTTTGTCGGTGGAACGGCAGCAGAAACTCTTTTAACAGCAGGATTAGGCGCCGCTGGACGTAAAATCACTCAGGCTGTAGATATGCTACCGCCTGGTGGTCCTATGCCTCAAGTTGCTATGGCTGGTGGTGCACCTATACTAACACCTATACCTCCTCAACTAAATGTAAAAGGTGGTAATGTATTTCTGTCTACTACATCACCTGAGTGGACTTCACCTAAAGCAGGTTTAGGTTCTGCAGTATCTGAACAATTTGCACCTGCTGTTGAGACGTACAAACGTCGTCGTACAATTTACAGTGAAGTCAAGAGTGACCTTAAAGCTGCATATGAATCAGGTGAAATCAACGCTGAAAGGTTAAAAAAAGCATTAATGAAGATAGGCAAACACGAGAAAGGTGTTATGTCTACATTTCCTTATGATGAAACTAATCCTGAAGCTTACTTAACTGATTTAAGGGTAGCTCAACCTTATAGGCAAGAACGTGCTGGTCAAAGAGGTGTATTAGGAGAACTAGAGGAAAGGTTTGGTAGGGTTGACCCTTATGATGTAACAAAACAAGCTCAACAACATCATGTTTTGGCTAAAGCTGAAACAAAACCGTTTGCTGATACTCTATTAGATTTAATTGATAGAGGTATTGGGGATGATGATGATTTAGTTAACTTCTTTGTTTGGCCTGAAAAGTACGATCTATATCCAGGTAACGTTGTAAAAAATCTACTTGATATGGGAGAGATAACCCATACAACTGCTAAACAAGATCCAATGGCTTTACATAAAATTTTAGACATGGCTGGATTGGAGTTTGGCAGTCAAACTAAACCTCAGATTATTAAACGTTACGGATTAGATAAAGTTAAATCAGTTGACGAACTAATGCAAGCTTATGATAGGTATTTACAAGAAATTGCTGTACCTAGTAGAGATATTGCGTATAAAGTTCAAGATTGGTGGTACAACAAAACTATCAAAACTTTAAAGGGTAAAGAATTGAAGGAATTTAAAGAACGCTTTGCTGCGTTACAGGACCCCCGTAGAAGCCTTTAGCTAGCTGTTATTAAATTTTTATGAATTCCACTAATCATACAGGCGCAGCTGGTGAAATGCTAGTTTGCGCCTTTTTTCTTTCTCACGGTCTAGAAGTATTCAGAAATGTAGCGTCTTCTGGTCCTATTGATTTAATTGTTGTCAATAAAGAAACAGATCAATCAGTATTTGTTGATGTAAAATCTTTAAGAAGTCCTTACGTTAAAGCTGATGGAACTTATTCTTTAGGGGCAAAGTGTTGTTTTAGAGGTGATAATGTATGGCAAGTTGTATATGTCCACGGAGAGGCTACCCCACGGCTTCCTGAGGGCTTTTGGGAAGCTTTAGGTATGGAGACAGCCAAATGACAGTAAAACGCCGTACAGACGATCCTGAGAGGAGTACCCTTGATCTACTCAGGGATGACTTTAAACTTTTCCTACAAGCTCTTTGGGCACAATTAGATCTACCTAATCCTACTCGTGCTCAATACGCTATTGCAGACTACCTACAACACGGTCCTAAACGACTACAGATCCAAGCGTTTCGAGGGGTAGGTAAATCGTGGATCACAGGTGCCTTTGTTCTTTGGACATTATTTAAAGACAAAGAAAAAAAGATCATGATTATCTCCGCCAGTAAGGAGCGGGCTGATAACATGTCGATCTTCCTACAGAAGTTAATCATGGAGACACCGTGGTTGAAACATATGCAACCACAAGACGACTCTGCCAGGTGGTCTCGGATTAGCTTTGATATCAAATGTCCTCCTCACCAAGCACCATCCGTAAAGAGTGTTGGTATCACGGGTCAGCTAACTGGTAGTCGTGCTGACCTGATGATTCTTGACGATATTGAGGTACCTGGTAACTCCATGACAGAGTTCATGAGAGAGAAACTACTTCAACTTTGTACAGAAGCTGAGTCTATCCTTACCCCAAAGAATGACTCACGTATTATGTACCTTGGTACACCACAGACTACCTTTACTATCTACCGTAAACTAGCTGAACGTAACTATAAACCATTCGTTTGGCCAGCTCGTTACCCACGTAAAGTAAGTCAATACGAAGGTCTCCTAGCTCCTCAACTTGTTGAAGATATGGATGAAGGTTCTGACCCTTGGGGTGTTACAGATCCTGATCGTTTTGATAACGAAGATCTCATCGAACGTGAAGCCTCCATGGGTAGGAGTAACTTCATGCTTCAATTCATGCTTGATACCTCCCTTAGTGATGCTCAAAAATTCCCCCTTAAATGTGCTGATCTCATTATCACTAGTGTTAATCCCACTACTGCTCCCGAATCAGTCGTTTGGTGCTCCGATCCACAAAACGTCATCAAAGACCTACCAACTGTTGGACTACCTGGCGATTATTTCTACTCTCCAATGCAGCTCCAAGGTGAATGGGATAGCTACTCCGAAACAATATGCAGCATTGATCCATCGGGTAGAGGAACAGATGAGACAGCAGCTGCTTTTATCTCCCAACGAAATGGTTTCTTGTACTTGCATGAAATGCGTGCTTACCGAGATGGATACTCAGATAAAACACTTCTGGATATTCTAAAAGGTTGTAAGAAATTCAACGTTACTAAACTTGTTATTGAAACTAACTTTGGTGATGGTATCGTATCAGAACTCTTCCGTAAACATCTTCAACAAACTAAACAAGCTATTGACATTGAAGAGGTGCGTGCTAATGTCAGAAAAGAAGACCGTATTATTGATACCCTTGAGCCTGTCTTTAATCAACATCGCCTTGTTATTAATCGGTCTGTGGTGGAATGGGACTACAACTCGAATAAAGAAGCCGCACCCGAGGAGCGTCTCTTATACATGCTGTTCTATCAGATGTCTAGGATGTGCCGCGAAAAAGGGGCGGTTAAACACGACGATAGACTAGATTGCTTAGCTCAAGGTATTAAATATTTCACAGATGCTCTTGCAATCTCAGCTCAAGAAGAGATTAAAGGACGTAAACGTGAAGAGTGGAATGATATGTTAGAAGCCTTTCTAGATGACCCTCAAAGTGAGACAAATCATATCGTTTTAGGCTTATCTTTAGCTCAAAAAAGACAAGCTAGAGGTAAAAACGAGAACGTAGTCCCCAACTGGGTTTAGGACAGGGCGGACGTATAACGGGGAGGGGAAGGGTGGACCCCAAACCGGAGGAGGAATTCGAGACAAGCTCTCATTCCTCCTTTTCTCACTAATGAACAGTGAGGAAACAAAGACTCCAAAGACAATCATTCCTCCCTCTTAGTTCATTCATCTACTTCACTACTATGAATCTAGTGAGTACTGATTCTCCCCATCCATCTGAATCCCGTCACTACTTATACTACTGTATGCACTTTAGTATTAAGTAACTTAATAACTACCACTTATTAAGAAACCAACTACCACCACCACCACTCAATG